CGGCGATTGAAGGCGGGGGGGGTATCAAAATGTTGAGCCTCTCAGCCCTTGAAGCCCATAGTCCCGGATTCGTGCGCAAATTTCCGAAATGAACCCGTTTTTGGGAAAAATAACAAAAATAAATGGAGGTGAAACGTCGTGAGTTCACGAAAACCCATCGAATTACATACAGGGCATAGAACCAAGGCAGAAATTGCAACTCAGGAGTTAGAGAACCAAGCGGCAACCGGGCCGAGGTCCTGTTTCTCTGGTTCACCGCCAAAGGACCTGATAGACAAGATTGCCCGGGCAGAATGGAAGCGAGTAACGAAGATTTTAGAGGATATGGAGATAATCGGGGACCTAGATTATTACGCCCTCATCGGTTACTGTAATGCGTTTTCATACTACCGGAGAGCAACAATGGAGCTTGCAGATAAGCCGTTGACCGTAGAAACGGAGCGCGGAACAGTCAAGAACCCTCTCATTAATGTGCAGGACACATTTGCAAACCAGATGCGAAATTTTGCCATGAAGGCCGGTCTTTCTATTGATACTAGGCTGAAGCAGGCTGCATTAAAGGTGAAAAAAGAGACGGATGATTTAGAGGGTGAATTTGGAGACATCTAGTATGACAAGAAAAGAAATTATAAAAAGATATGCTAAAAAGTGTATAAACGACGAAATACCGTCATGCGTAAAGCATAAATGGGCCTGCGAAAGAGCCCTAAAAGATTTTCAAAGAGAGGCAAACGACCCGTATTATCCGTATTTTTGGGATGAAGCCGCTGCTGAATTGATTGTGTCCTGGTTCAAAAACCTAAGACACAGCAAAGGAGAGCTGGCGGGGCAGACTATTAATTTGACAGAATGGCAGCAGTTCCATCTGTGTCAGCTATATGGATGGAAACGAAAGAAAGACGGTCGGCGAAGATTCAAAAAAATGTTTATTGAGGTTGCCAGGAAAAATGCGAAATCGCAAGAGCTCGCGGCCATTTGTTTAATGGAGATAAGTTACACCAGTACGAAAAACAACGAGGTTGCCGAGGCATATACAGCAGGTGTAAAGCGTGACCAGTCAAGGATTGTATTTAATGAAGCCGCGTTGATGCTAAAAGGCTCAAAATTAAGACCAAAATTTAAGATAACGAAAAGCAGGATTGAACATATAAAAACCGGTTCTTTTATTAGACCTCTCAGCAAAGATGACGGAAGAAACGGCTCGGGAGATGGGACGAACCCATCGTGCCTTGTGGTCGATGAGTACCATGCCCATATGACCTCTGATTTTGTAGATTTAAGTATCGGTTCAAATACGAAAGAGCCCATCCTCTGCATCATAACCACGGCCGGAACCAATTTTGGTCCCTGCTTCAGAGAATACGAGTTTTGTGGAAATGTACTGAACCCGGATGTTGATATTGAAGACGAAGAATATCTCATTGATATCTGTGAGCAGGACAAGGAAGAAGTTGACGACCCGCGGCTGCTGAAAGATGAGAAAAGATGGATTAAAAGTAACCCTATCAGGGCAACATACCCGGAGGGTATTGAAAAAATCCGTACTACATACGAGAAGGCATTAAAGGTTCCAGAAGATATGCCGATGTGCCTGACAAAGAATTTTGATATCTGGGTACAGGCAAAAGCTGGCGCCTATATGGATATGAGTAAGTGGAAACGCTGCGAGGTGAAAGAGCTGCCGGTTGACATAAGGGGGCTTCAGTGTGTTATCGGCGTTGATATGTCGGCAAAAATCGACCTTACGAGCGTCTGTTTTGTAATTCCGTATCAGGACGAAAATGAGCAGGATGAGGAAGGCGCCCCGGTTACAAAATATATCATTTTGCAACACAGTTTTATTCCGAACAGAGATATTTTGCGGGCAAAAGAAATTACCGATAAATTCCCCTATACGGCGAGCGAGATGAAGGGCGAGCTATCCGTAACCGATTCTGAGATTGTAAACCAGAAGAAAATTATGTTATGGGCGTTAGATAAGGCTAACGAACTGGGGCTTGAAATTTACGGCTGGGCCTGTGACCCGTGGAATTCTGCATATTTTATGACAGAGCTGAGTGAAAGGAAACATAACGTTTTTGATGTTTCGCAGACATACGGCGGATTATCCGAGGCAACCAAGGCTTTCCGTGAGGAGGTCTATCAGAAACATGTATTATATCAGCCGGACAGTCTGTTGAATTTCTGTATGCGGAATGCAGTAGAAAAGAGCAGTGATGGCAAGATTATGATTGATAAGGACCGGAAGACACGCCGAATTGATATCATTGATGCGATTATTAATGCCTTTAAGATTGCCCGTTACATCAAGCAGGACGCCTACACCAAGCAGCGAGCAAACGCCGCCCTTGATGCATGGATGAAGACCCTGGACGCCCTGTAATGGAGGTTAAAAAATGAGCAAGAAAAAGAAACAAAAAAAGAAGTCAGAAAACATTTCCAATATGTCCTCTGGCCGTTATATATCAACTAGCGAAAAGGGCATTTTGGATTGGCTTGGAATAGACAGCGAAAATATCCCGCGCAATGCTCTCAGTCAGACTACATATTATACCTGTATTAAGACATTGTCTGAAGCTTTGGGGAAAATGCCGCTGAAACTGTATCAAAGGACAAAGGATGGCATTCAGCGTCATACAATGACAGATACGTTGAGGCTATTGTCCCTGCGGCCGAATGAGTATATGAGCAGTACAATTTTTTGGACACTCTGCGAAATGTGCTGCCAGCATTACGGAAATGCATTCGTATGGATGGATAGTGTAATCCAACCAAAGGGCATGGGATACCGATATATAGTAAAGGGCTTCTATCCTATGAGTCCAGAATGCGTCAATGTCATTATAGATAACGTAGATAACGGAGAGGGTAAAGGTCTGTTTGGTACAACCGGGAACCTCTATTATGAGTACACAAACCCGGATACGGGGGAACAATACCTGTTAAGAAATGATGAAGTCCTGCATTTTAAGACCTGGTACACAAAGGATGGCATCCTTGGTCTTCCGGTAAGAGATATCCTAAAGGAGACTATAGATGGGGCAGGGGCTGCTTCCTCTTACGAAAATTCACTGTATAAAAATGGCATGACGGCCAGACTCGTTCTGCAGTATACGGGAAATTTTGACGATGACAGGATACAAGAGATACAGCGAAAATACGGTGACAAGCTCACCGGTGCAAAAGCTGCCGGAAAGGTTATCGCAATTCCGGCAGGGTTAACACTCACACCGTTAAATATGTCAATGGTGGATGCAGATTTTGCAAATCTGCGAAAATATAGCGCCCTGCAAATTGCCGCTGCATTCGGCATAAAGCCGTCAAACCTGAATGATTATGAACACAGCAAATATGCGAGCAGTGAGGCGGAAAGTATTGCATTTTTATCAAATTTTTCTTACAGACTAAAAATGTATGAAGACGAGATAAACGCGAAGGTTTTAACCCCTAGCGAGTGCAAGCGTGGTTATTACTATAAGTTCAATGAGCAGGCAATCTTAAGGACCGACAGTAAGACGCAGTCAGAAATTCTGCGGAATTACGTTGAATGCGGAACATATGCACGAAATGAGGCAAGAGACTTTCTGGATATGCCGCATAAAGAGGGCGGTGACGAGCTGCTGGTTAATAGTGCATATATCCCGGTTACCTATGCTGTACAAAATACCAACAATGGAGGTAAGGACAAATGAAAACAGTAGATATACGAGGTGAGATTACCTCAAATTATATTGGTGGAATTTATGAGTATGCAAGAACTCATGATGAATGGTTCAGGGCGGATTATACCTGCCCGGCAGGAGTAAAGGCTGTGATTGATTCTTTGGAGGACGGAGAAGAGTTAGAGGTTATTGTAAATTCAGGCGGAGGAGATGTAATGAGCGGTCAGGAAATCTATGCAATGCTGAAAAAGGCATCTGCGGCCGGTCATAAGACTATATGCGAAATCCAGTCACTGGCAGCAAGCGCCGCAAGTATGATTGCATGTGCATGTGATGTTGTAAGGATGAGTTCTACGGCCTGGTTTATGATACACTGTGCATCCTCATATGCGGAGGGCAATCATAGAGATATGGAGCATATGGCAAAGGTCTTAAGCACCGCGGATGAGGCAATCGCTCAGGCATATGTAGATAAAACTGGAGCATCTGAAGAGCAGGTTTTGAGGTGGATGAATGACGAGGATGAGTTTTGGATAAGCGCAAAAAGATGTGTTGAGTTGCATTTTGTAGATGAAATTATCCGAGACAATAACCGTCCGATAACAAACTCTATGTTCAATACCGCAATGCCGCCGGAAATGATTGAAAAAATCAAAAATGCAATGGAAAAAGAAAAATCAGAAAAAGAAAAATCAGAAAAAGAAGAATCCGAAAAGGAAAACCCCGACAAAGAAAACGTAGAAACTGAGACTGCAAAGGACGCTGAAGATACCGAACTGGAAGCAAAGAATACTGCAAAGATTGCAGAGATGAAGGCGGCAGTTGAGAAGGTAAGATTATTTGCGGATATGACGGCAATGGGATTCTGAGAATCCTATAGAGAATCTAACACATAACCGACCCGGTTGTGTGTTAGAAAGTCGTTTTTTATAAGTAATTTTATTTGTCATATTATAAATAAGACCGAATGAACGGCCTATATTTTTGGGCTCATTGCGCCCATTCTGTTCTATTGCAAACAGAACCAATATAACAGTATAACCCAAGGAAGGGAAAGGAGAAAAAAACGCATGAAAAAGAAGATTTTAGAGTTAGTTGATGCAATCAACGAAAAAGCCGCTCTTGCAGACAGCCTGATTGAAGAAGGCAAGTACAAAGAGTATAACGAGGCAATGGCTGAACTCAAAGATATGAGAGATAGCCTTAAAAATTTAAAGGATGCAGAGGATGCGACACACACACCAAGAAATCCGAAGCCGGTAGCACCTAAGACCGAGGATACCGCAGAAGCAAAATTTGCTAACGCTGCAAGACACGGTTTTAGAAATACTATGACCGAGGGTGTAAAGACTGATGGAGGTTATACAGTTCCAGAGGATATCCAGACAAAAATTATTAAACTACGTGAGGCATCTTTTAACCTGGCTCAGTTAGTAAAAAGTGAGACTGTAACCACCTTAACCGGTGAGAGAACATTCCAGAAGAAAAAGAAAAAGAGAGGTTTTTCAAAGATTGGCGAGGGTGGACAATACACCGCAACCGAGCAGCCGGAATTTTTCAGACAGAAATACGCTGTTGAAAAGTACGGCGGATATTTACCGGTTTCTTTTGAGTTACTGGATGATTCCGATGCGGCTATCAATTCCGTAATCATTGAGTGGTTGGCAGATGAGTCACGAGTTACACGTAACCGTCTGGTGCTTGATGCTATCAATACAGGAAAGACTGATGCGGGTGCTGACGCGCCTACATACACAACTCTTGCCGGAATTGATGACATTACAAGAGCAATCAACGTAACTCTTGGTAGTGCATACAAACGCGGAGCAAAAATTATAACAAATGATAACGGACTTCAGGCCCTTTGTGAGTTAAAGGATGCCAACCTGCGCCCGCTGCTGAACCCAAATCCAGCAGACCCTGCAAAGATGCAGTTATCCGCTGGCGCAACTGTTATTCCGGTTGAGGTTATCCCAAATGAGGAACTGGACGACGTAACCGTTGACACGAAGAAATACCCGCCATTCATCATTGGAGACCTCAAGGAGGCAATCACCCTGTATGATAGAAAGCAGTTTTCTATCAAATCTTCAGATGTTGCAACCGTAACAGGTTTAAGCGCATTCGAAGAAGACTGTCTGCTGTTCAAAGGTTCCGAGCGTCTGGACGTAAAATCAAGAGACACTGACGCATACGTGCTGGGTTACCTGGCAATTGAGACCAAGACACCTACAAAGAAAAAGATTACACCTGCGGCCTAAAGCCGCGGGTATGACATGGAGGCGCCGGCATGACTGAAGAATTCAAAAAAAGAGCACTAAAAAAAGCAAAAATAGCCGCCGGCATCCCGGATTCCGTCACAGTCTATGACGAGAGAATATCTGACCTGATAGACGATGCAATAATAGAGATGCGAACGGGAGGCGTTCCACAGTCTGTCATAGACGAGGGCGCCGCCCCGGTCATCTCATGTATTGCTCACTATGTCTGTTATGAGTTACGTGGAGACACCGGGGAGACGAAGGATGCGAACTGGCATCTGGGGAAATTTGAGAGGAAGGTTTTTCGGCTTTCCCTTGAACAACCTGGTGCGACAATGGAGGGCCTGCTATGAAGAGGATGACTTCAATAAAATTACCCGTCTCTGCTGCGGCAGAGCGTGACACAGAAGGCTTCATAAAAGAGGACATTAAATGGCAGGAGGCAATCCCGGCAACCGCCCGCGAGGCTACGCGCCGCGAGCAGGTGCAGGCGAGCCAGGCCGGGTACAATATTTCTTTAATTTTTGAGACGCGTTTTTATGAGGGCCAGTCAATTTTGGTTGACGAGTCTGACGGTCAGGAATACGACATCCAGCAGGCAACGATATCATCCAGCGGGGTTTCCCTTGATTGTACACGTAGACAGACGGGAAGAGGGTTTAAAGATGGCTTATAAGAGAGGTGTAAGGCAGGCTGGTAATGTCCTTATTGACCAGCGAGGAAATGGCAGTTTTTCATTAGAAGGATTTGATGATTTCATTGAGGAGCTTGGTGAACTGTCACGAGCTGATTTTGGTGAGAGGATGCTAAAAGCGGCAGAACCACACCTCATAAGGGCTATGGATTCGCAGATGTTAAGGCATCCGGGAACACTGCAAAAAAGCTTGAAATCCACCGGAGCCAAAAAGAACGATGCTGGCGGATGGTATTTGGCTTACAGACCTACCACTGGTAACGAGGGGCCGAAGGATAAAAGCAACTACGAAAAAATGATATACCTCATAAATAGGGAGTGGATTGGCGAGCCTGGCGGTCCTGGCTATGCTATACCGGCAGATGATGTAGTTGACAAGGCCGTGATAATGAGTGAGGACTTGGTCTATGACGCGCTTTCCTGGCAATTTGATGAGATATTAGAGGAGATTGAGGGTGATGGCTAATGAGAGAAAAACCGCTTGAAAAATTGAGCAATATAGCGGCACAACTTGGCGTCCCCTATGGCGTTCACGAGTACAGGGGAGAGGAGCCCGAGTTCTGCGTATATCAGGTGGACAGCATAGACCCTGACAATTTCGCAGACGACAGGGCGCTTGACCGCATTGCTCATGTGAGGCTTTCATATATACAGCCGATAGATAAGAGCTTTGATGCTGTTATGTGGAGAATTATAGATGCAATGACCGAAGCAGGATTTACCGAGCCGCTGGTCGTTGTTGATATGCAAACAAACACAAAGAGAACGGTAATCACGTTCTCAGCAGAAATTTCTATATAAGCGCATAAGCGCGAGGAGGTAACAATATGGCATTTTGTGGAGCAAGTACACCAATTATTGCAAAATACAACGTTGACACAGATACCTACTCAGATGGTATGGTACTGGCAAAGTTAGTATCCACTAACATAAACCCGACTTACAAAGAGGGCAGCCTTGCAGCCGATGACGACTCACAGGCTGAATATGACAAAAATTTTTCCTATGCAGCAGTTGACGCTGAGACAGACACTCTGCCGGTTGAAGCCGGAAAAATCATGTTTGGTTATCAGGTGTCAACTGGAGCAGGCGAGGATAAAGACGAAATCACATTTGGTGGCGATGACCAGGCGAACTATATTGGATATGGCATTGTCGTAAGACAGAAAGTTCACGGCGAGACATCCTATGTTGCAATCTGGTTAAAAAAAGTACTCTTTACCCTTTCTGAGGAGAATTACACAACAGCCGGCGATAACATTACATTCACTGGTAATAAAATCAGCGGCCGAGCTACCATTACTAAGAACAGAAAATGGCGTTCACAGAAAACATTCCCAACTCTTGAAGAGGCAATTGCCTACTTAAAGAGCAAGGCAAATATTACAGAATCTGTGTAAAGACGTAAACCTTACAGGCGAGCGAACATTGTTTCGCCCGCCTTTTTAAAAGTAAAAAAAGAGGAAGAAAAAATGCGAAAAGAAGAGATGGAAAATTATTACACAATTGACATAAATGGCGAGGCAATGCCGCTGGCGTGCACTCTCATAGTTATGGAAGCAATAACAAAAAAATACGGCACTATTGAAGAGTTTCTTCTGAAGATTTATAAGCCAAAAATGGACGATGAGAGCAAAGAAATTGTCACAATGGCAATGCCTGATATTGATGCAATCTATTCAATTCTGCCGCTGATGGTTGAAGAGGGGATTTATCTTCTGAATGAAAACAAGCGAAATAAGATTGAAGCGGTCAGCGCAGATTATATATACAGGCATTATGAAACACCGCTGCATGATATTGGATTTTTGATGTTTTCTGAGGTTATGAGGAGTATAAGGGCCCCAAAACGGCAGCCGCTCACCGTGACGACCAGCAAATAAAAACGGCCGGAGATGATGACGAGGAGAGCGGCGAACTTGATTTTGAATGGATTTATCTTTGGTCTATGAAGATGGGGTTTTCATATCAGGAGGCAAAACACCTGACTCTTGGACAATGGAGCGACCTTTTCCATACATATAAGAAAATTCACAATATTATTGTTACTCAATCCACATTCAAGGAGCCGCGAAAGATAGATAAAATCTACATCCCGGCAGATAATTTTGAGAGTGAATACGAGGAGTAACAGGAGGTGACACTATGGCAACAAAAAAAAGAGCGATTGGCGCGATAATTAAATTAGACGGCGAGAGCTCATTTAGAAACAGCATCCAGAACTGCAAAAACAGCGTTTCTGCGATGAAATCCGAGCTAAATAACATCATTAAAAGTTATGACGGCAGCGCAAATTCATTACAGGCACTTACGGAGATACAGGCAAAATATTCTGAAATCCAGCAGCGAGCACATGAACAGGCGGAGAAAATGGCGACCGCATACGACAAATCAGCGAAAAAGCAGGACGAAGTGAAAGCCTCAATGCAGGCAATGAAGGAGGCATATATTGAGGCGCAGAAGACTCTGGAGCGTATGCAGGAGAGCGGAACCGCAACCGCCGAGGCAATGGAGGAACAGGAAAGGGCAACAGATGCGGCATATCAGAATTATCTGCAGTATGAGTCAGCGGTAGAAAAAGCAGAGGCGAGGACTGCACGCTTTCAGCAGGCTTTGGCGGATGCTAAAGGCGAAGAGATTGAGGCCGGGGCGGCTATTAAAAAGTATGCTGGATATATTGAAGAGGCACAGAACAGTACTGACGGGATGGCGTCCAGTATTGACGGGTATGGTAATGAAATTAGAAATGTCGGAGAGAGTGCAAAAGAGGGCGGCGCCGGTGTTTCTGTTTTTACCGGAGCTCTCAGTGCAAATGTAGTAACGGCTGGATTGGAAAAGGCGGTTGGCGTCCTTAAAGAGGGCGTTGAGTATGCGGTGCAGGTTGGAAGTGCATTTGAGGAGAGCCAGTCAAAGGTAAAAGCAATTTCAGGCGCTACAGCGGACGAAATGGCGCAAATTGAGGCAATGTCCAAAAACCTGGGACGAACTACGAAATTTTCGGCTTCTGAGGTTAGTGAGGGCTTCAGTTTTATGGCTCTGGCTGGCTATACGGCAACGCAGCAGTTAAGCGCAATGCCAGGTGTTGTGAACCTTGCAATCGCCAGTGAGACCGATTTGGCCGCGGCGTCTGATATGGTCACAGACTACCTCTCTGCATTTGGTCTTGGTGCTGAATATGCAGGCGAGATGGCTGATATGCTGGCGTATGCGATGAGTCACTCTAACGCAAATGTAGAACAATTTGGCGAGGCGTGGAAAAACTCTGCCGCAAACATGAATGCAGCGGGGCAGTCAATGCAGACAACAACCGCAATTCTTGAGGCTTTGGCAAATCAGGGTAGAAAGGGTAGTGAGGCCGGAACAACCCTCAAAGCGGTCATGCGTGATATCACATCAAAGATGCAGGACGGCGCAATTGCAATTGGTGACACAACAATACGGGTGCAGGACGCGAACGGAAACTTTAGAGACCTTATAGACATCCTTGGAGACGTAGAGACGGCCACTGATGGAATGGGAACAGCAGCCCGTGCAGCGGCTCTTTCAGCTGTTTTTACGGATGATTCAATCTCTGGTGTCAATATGGCATTACAGGAGGGCGTTGATAATATCCGGGGTTATAAGGACGAACTGAACGATTGCGAGGGCGCCGCGTCTGATATGTCCGATACTATAAATGATAACATGCAGGGTTCACTTAAGAACCTTGGCAGCGCTACCGAGGGGCTGGGAAATGCGGCATTTAATTATATTGGGGGGCCGTTACGAGGTGTTGTTGATGGTGTCACAGATGCCATTAATGACATTACGGATGTACTAGAACCACAGGTAACAGAAGTTACACGATTCGTTGACCTGGTGGTTGAGGCGTCTGATAAAATCAACCAGTCAATCAATTCTGCAGATTCTGATTATACCACCGGGATGTCTAACGCCCAGGCAATACAGGGTTATGCCGAAGTGATAGAGTCTGCAAGAAGTAAGTCAAAACTAACTGAATTTGAGATTTATCAGTTGAACGATGCAATTAAAAAACTCAGCGGAAATATACCTGAATTGAATGGTTACATTGATAACACTGGCGATTTATTGGGATTGTCGTCTGAAGGCTTTTCAAAGCTAAAAAAATTGATGAATGATGACTATAAGAAAACCCTGGCAGAGGCAGTTGTATCACAAAGAAATGCCTATGCTCAGGCAATGGCCGATGCCGAGACAGCAATGAATCAAGCGCAATCTGCATTAGAGGCATCAAAACGTGAGGCAAATGAGAGCGCTGATGAAGCGCTGGGTAATTTCTCTGCCAGTTCAATCCTAAGCATTGCGGCCGGTAATAAGTGGGAGATTTTTAAAAATTTGAAGCCATGGCTTGATGCGTCAGACGTAGAGAGCGATGCAAAACAGGCGGTAGAGGATACCGCTAATGCGTACCAGGAAGCCAAAGAAAAGTATGATGATTATATTTCCCGCTACCCTGAACTACGTGAAGAACTGGGGATTACAATAGATGAAAACGGCATGTGGGTTTTGTCTGTAGAGGATGCCGCAGACGCGCAGAAAAAGGCGTCTGAAGATATGTCTAACTCATCCGAGAAAGTCGGTGATGCCTCAGAAGAAATGTCTGATACTGTAAAGGCAGCGGCAAAGAGCTATGTTGAAGCAATGGCTGAAATGAAGAATGCTGACCCGTCTGACATCATCAGAGACCAGCTGGCGGCGGCAGCAGCCGAGGTGCAATCATTCAAAGACACTATACAGGGCAATCTGTCAAGCTTTTCTCTATTTGGTGACCGCTCCAGCCTCATTGATGCGTATACATCCACGAACCGCGATGAGATGAAACTAAATATGTCCTGGCAATTAAAGGCGATGCAGGACTACACGAAAGAGTTAGATACACTGCAAAAAAGAGGAGCCAGTACAGATTTTATTGATTATCTCACAAGCCAGGGCCAGGCGGGGCTGAATTATGTTCACTCTCTGGCATTGGCATCCGATGCAGAACTACAGCAGTTTCAAACGGCGTTTAATGAGTACAACGGATATATTACCGGTGCAAATGATAACGTGAAAAAACTGCTGACAGATTATGCACAGGGTATTTCTGCCGGAATTGCTGACGGTTATGATTCCTGGCATCAATTCGGAATAGAGACGACCGCGGGGCTATTTGATGCGATAGATGAAGCCACAGCTGCAATAAAAAACGGTTCTATCAGTGGAGATATTACGAATGCTCTGCAGGTTGTATTGCAGAACAAAGCGGACCAAATAGAAACTGAAAAAGAAGCCCAAAAAAGAGCGCATAGTATACAAGTCAATGAGGTCACAAAGACGCGAGATGTAGAACGAAAGGCTGCCAATGACGACTTGCAAGTTACCGTTAATGTTACGACACAAAACATTGTTGACGGTAAGACGTTTTCTGAAACTACGGACAGACGAGCCAAGGTCAAAAGGCAGATTACAGGCCGGAGGTGATGAGATATGTATGAGGGATGGCTATTAAAAATTGGAGACTGGATTGTACCTAATACGTACATCCAGCCTGAAACATACGAAGTTGGAGTAAATAAAGAAGAGGTATGGAGTGATAAAAACTATTATCGGGAGCGGCTGGCTATCTATTCCGAGAGAAAGAATGCAGCGGTTGAATTTAATACCGCCAAGAATTTCATGCTCAGCGATGTTGAGGTTGGAAAGATACAGGAGGCGTTAGAGGGAGCGCGGGTTAAGGTCGGTGACCTGAATCAGGATGCATACAGGCTGAAATTCTATGACCCGAGCACCGATGAGTATATTTTGGACAAATACTTCACACTTGAACCGTTGAAATATACAATTCACCATGTGGGAAAACATCATGTGTACTACAACCCGATTTCGTTTTCGTTTGAGGAGGTGTCAGTCATTGACGGATAAATATTACAACAATGAGCATTTTTCCCCGGATTATATCAAGGACAACCCGATTATCCTAATTATAAAATCTATTGACTCTCTGGACAGTAAAAAGCAGTTTGAAAATCTTACATCCGGGGAGCTGATACAGGGGAGCGTGAAACTGACACAGACATTATGCGGCGAAAGTTATTTTATCTGGGGCGGGTTTAACGCCTCAAGACTGGCTTTTGAATGTTATTCAAAGGAACTCATAAATAAGCCACCGAGCGGCAAGATTCAGTTCACAATCACGCCTACCGTATACGAAAACGGCAAGCTGAAAGAGGTGTTAAGTGCCGAAGAAACTGCATTATTCACAGGATATATTGAGGAAGCGACACCGGGAAAGGGGGACGGTCATTGGAGCGTTACCGCATATGACCGGTTGTACAGAGTAAGAAATAACGAGGTTGTAAACTGGCTGCAGCGGTTCATAAATGGTCATAAAAACGAGGGCTCACATCTTTCCTGGTATCAGGTAGAGCGGGCGATTGCATCCTCACAATTGGGACTGCCAGAAAAGGACACACTGCCGGAGTGGACAAAGACAATTTATTACCCGGATAATGTAGAGATTACGAGCGAGAACGGCGTTGACCTGTTAAGGGATTTTGCATTATGTTCTCAGCGATTCGGCATATTAAACGGAGAGGGAGCATTGGAGTACATAGAGGTTCAGGACAGTAATACAGGGGCGGAATGTTACCGCATCAATGATTTTAACCCTGAAAAATTCAGCACCTCATCCGGGCACGTATGGCTGCCAAAGTATTTCACATCTGAACCTCTTACTAACATTTTTTATAGTACAGGCGAGACAACCAGCGAAGAGGACTACTATAACAACTATTACACCCTGAATAACATTCCATGCATTGGCAATCAGGACTGGATTAACAGCCTGTATGAATGTGATGAGTACGGAACACCGAGTTCTAAATATTCAGCGGCAAATCTGCCGGCCGGGTTGTTTGATACCGGTCGTATGTGTCTGACGAGCGGGCAGGAATTTTACTGTCAAGAGTACAAAATCAGGGTGAGGTCAGACCCGACAATACCGATGGGAAGCATCATCCATATAGTGAAAAGAGGCGAGTTAATTGTGAAGTCTTATCTTATGGAAAGGACAATCAATTTCACCTGTTCACAGGTCATTGAGTGTGAAATGAGTGCTCATAACGCGCCGTATAACGAAGCCGTTTCCGAACTAGACTACGGCGTAAGAAGCGCAAATGTCCTGGCAAATGAAACATCTGCCAAAATGCCGTTTATCTCAGACGGTTCAAGCCTCACAAAACTGCGAGCCCATAAAGTTCTATCAAAGAGCGATTACAGCGCCCTCAAAGAGAAGCGCGCAGATACGATATACTACGTATACGACGACAGCACGAGTTAAAGGAGGCGGGAGAAATGAAATATGCAATGTATTATGGCGGCAAAAAGATTCTGCCGCCCGATAACATCAAACAAATTTACCACGGCGCCCGCCTCATCTGGGAGCGAGCAAGCGAGCAGCTGGCCGACACTACGCTGCGATATTATAGATTCACCAAAAACGGCCTGTTATGCCCGTATATAATCGGCCGAGGAACCGACAAAGAAGCAAAATTTTTCAACGTTCACGGAGAAAATATTTTTACAGTTTCTTTTTCAAATTTTCTTGATGATAATGAAAGTGCATCATTTCTATGGAACGATACGCCGCTTTACGGTGTGAACGTGTTAAATGATGGCGCAATTGTGGAAAGTGAGACCGCCTGGTATATAGAGGGCGGAAACACAGCCAAAAGTTTCGTCTGTCACACATTCGCCCCGGAACTGACCGACACCGTGGAGCAATGGGGCAACATATTTTCAAAGATGTCGAATTATTTGTCCGCTCACCCCAACAGACCGAATTTTAACGGCGGGGGAGGAATGATACCGCTGCATTTTCCTATGGGTTACATAGAGGGAGCAGCGCAGGCCGAGACCGTATCCCGCCCGCCAATGCTGGCATATATCAAAGATGGAAAATTGGTAACCGATACCGGGTATGCGGTGCTGGCAGTATGCGGCGAATCAATGGTGTGTGCAGAGAGTGCATATATCAGCGGCAGCGGTCCTAACTCATACGGAAAAATCACCGAAAGAGCACTAGACGGTACATATATCCGGGATTTGATGAGCAGCAATCAGCGAATTATCAATTACACGAGCGCGGAGATGGCGCGCCGGTTTCATATGGCCGGGGAGTATGTCACATACTACTCAACGCATAATAGTAAGCAATATCTAACCACAAAGCCGAAGACAGCGGCCAGCACAATGTATAATCAAGATGGTTATCACAATTCAACATTGGACACTATCCCGGAAAACGTATTTTATTATGGCGGTTACTACTACCTGCTCAGGAGACGGAGCACCGACAAAATCGGTTTTCTATTCAGAGGAAAAACACCGGAGAGTGCAAGTAATTTTGACTATGAATGGGCTGCCGAAGGCGGCATACCTGCATTGGGTGATTACGCTATTGCCCCGGATTATTTCAATGAACCCGGGCAGTATTGGTTAGATGAGGCAAACGGCATTTTATATGCAATCGGGCAATCAACCGAGAAAGACAGCAATGGAAGATATGATTACAAAGTTATACACCTGCAGTTAGAGAAAGCAGGCGGGGAGGCATGATGGAACAATTACTCATAACAGTAATAACGGTAACATGCAGCATTATCGGCGCGGTTTCTGCTGCATTTGGCATTGTAAAGAGTATGACAGAAAAACACGAGAAAGAACGCAAGGAGAGGGAAGAACGGCAAGAAGCGCTACAATTGATAATTCTGAAATCGCTAGATGGTGCGTTAGATTTATCAATCAGTACCGCCACTGCCATTAGCAGAATCCAATCCGCCCACTGCAACGGCGACATGCATGCGGCATTAAAGGCAGCGCAAAAAACCAAGGAGGACCAGCGCCGAGCCCTCACGGCAGCCGGCGTTTCACATATGATACATGATGACTAACCAAGCCCCGGAGCAATCCGGGGCTCTTTTTCGTTTTTCAAAAAAAGAAATATTTTGCATATTATAAATAAGAAAGAAAACTACAAGGAGGCATAAAAATTATGATGATGCCACAGAACGGAACATTACTCAGTGCAGATGGCGAAAGTACAGTCAATATCGCTGACCTACTGGGTGGAGAGAAGACCGGGGAAAAATACAATATGGACACGATAGCACCAAAGAACGGTGTGTTCTTAAATAGTAAAGGCGAGGCCGTAGATATCACAAAAGCGATAATTGATTTTCTTGCCGGCGGTGGTTCAGGTGGAGGCGGTACAGTCTCACTGCAGGCTCTTACAATCACAGTGAACGGAACCACATATACATATGACGGTAAAACCGCCATTGAAATCCCAATCAACACCACCGGAGGCAGCACCCCGGCAGCATCCGAGCCGCTGACAATTACAATTGGGGACCAGGAGTACACATACACCGGAACAGAGGCGGTAACCCTCACAATCCCGGCAGTAACAGATAACCAGGCCCTGACAATCAGATATGGAGCCAGCACATACACGTATGACGGCAAGAGCGCTGTCACCGTAGAAATCACGGAACCAGCAGAGCCGGAACCGGCGCAGGCTTTAAATATCACGATTAACGGCAAAAAATACAGCTATGACGGCAGCACACAGATTGACATTGTGCTGACTGCAGCAGAGGAGGGAGCATACTAATGAGCGATATATTAACAGTTCAGGAAACATCCCTCACATCTATTGCCGATTCAATCAGAAAAAAAACGGGAAAAACAGACAAAATCAAATTTCCAACCGGTTTTGTGTCAGAGGTTGACAGTATCCAGACAGGCGGAGGCAGTGCACCGGCAGAAGAGGTGGAAGAGAAAGATGTCAATTTTTTTGACTATGACGGGACATTGATTGCCTCATACACCGAGGCAGAGGCGAAGGCGCTGACAAGCCTACCAACGCCGCCGGAACATTCCGGGCTTGTTTTTCAGGGGTGGAATTACACCCTGGAGGAGGTTAAAGCCAATGCTGACGCGGCAGATATCGGGGCATTGTATACGACCGATGACGGGGCGACGAGGCTGGAGATTGAAATTGCGGAACGAGAAGTTGTGAAGGTCAGTTTTTCACAGACTAAAGCGGAAGGGGTGTCGATTGATTGGGGATTTGGCAAAAGCGAGCGGTCAGCAGCAGTTGCGGGTGACGCCTGCACCTCTTATGCCTATGAACAACCGGGCAGATATACAGTTACGCTGACAGTTGATAAAGATTGTGAGATTACACTTGGAGCAAATGGGTCTCCACTAATTTGTACTGATTATGTGGAGACTGATGGAGCTGCACATAATACACTGCGAAATGCCTATATTGGAGATAGAGTTACAAAATTCAATGAAAGTGCATTCCTCAATCATTATGCGTTACATAGTATATCTATGAATAAGGGGGTAATAGCGCTTGGAGATAGAAGCTTTGACAGCTCATCAATTGAATTTATAGCAATTCCGTCTGGTATTGATACTATACCATACAATGCATTTGACACATGCAGATGTCTAAAAAGCATTTCTCTTCCAGTGAGTGTTCAAAATCTGGAACAGAACTCAATATATCAGTGCGATGTACTGAAAAGATTAAACCTTAAACATATTACGAATCCACAAAGAAGCGCAGTGGCATACGACGGCGTAATTAGTGAGATTTCCGTAAATGCAGATATTGCATATATTCCGAATAATTTTTGTAAAGCATGCCTTGGGTTAGAGCGAATTTCATTCCTGGGAAAGGTCAAAATGTTCTATTCAGGCGCACTGTCCTATTGTTACAACCTAAAGACCGTAGACCTGACACATTGTAGTGCCGTTCCAACACTGCAGGATACAGCTATACTAAGTCACCATGGCTCAGACCTTAAAATTCTAGTCCCTGCCGCCCTGGCCGACGAGTGGAGACAGGCGACAAACTGGACAGCACTTGCAAAATATATCAAAGGAGTATAAGGAGGATATTATGATTATTTCAGAAACCGTCAAAATTGACGACAAAAACTATACCAAAACCGCCTCAGACAGCGGCTATTATATTGAAAGAAACGGCATCCGTTATGTTGAGGCGATTGACCCGCTGGGAAGCGGCATGGAATACACCGAAACAGATATCCTGATTGAGACCGAGCCGGAGACAACCGAGGCGAAGCTGGAAAAGGTAAGCGCGAAGGTAGAAAAAATTTCTGCCGACCTGGAGTATCTGGCAATGATGACGGATACCGACCTCGAGAACTAAAAAGGAGGGCAAAAAAATTGAGTAAAAAATTCAGCACTGTAAAGCGTTTTTACGACCGCGGCCTGTGGAGCAAATCCCGGGTGCATGATGCGGTGGATAAAATGTGGATAACGAAAGAAGAGTACAAAATCATCACAGGTGAAGGTTTTGTGGAGGAGGTGTAAGAGATGGAGAAATTAAAAGCAAAATTTAACGCCTGGCTGAAAACTAAATCCGGGCAGTGGTGTAGGGCAGCAGGAATCAGGGCCCTTAAAACCGTTTTATGTGCTGCCATTGGCCTCATTCCGGCAGGCGCTACAATTTCAGCAGTAGATTTTCGACTGATGATTGGTATGGCGCTGTGTGCTGGTGTAGCATCAATCATCACGAGTTTGGCCGGATTGCCTGAAATCAAAGATAAGAGTATGCCGTGGTGGAAAGCGGCCCTTATACGATGCATAAAAACTTTTGGACAGGTTGCGGCGCCTCTCATACCTGCGAGTGTGGTTATATCTGCCGTAGATTGGAAAACAATACTGAGTACAGCCGCGCTTGCTTGTCTGGCATCAATCCTGATATCTATGAAAACTGGATTGCCAGAGGTAGACAACGAGGAGAAGGGCGCCGAGTGAGGCGCCCGCTACCTTATATATGGAGGTGAAACTTATGAGTATAAAAATCAATACTGAATATATCAGTACACAAAACAGTTATGACAACCAAACGCCAAAATGGATTGTCATACATAACACAGATAATTTCAATGAAGGAGCCGGGGCGAAAAATCACGCATCTGCTCAGAAAAACGGCAATTTTGACCGATATTCCGCTCACGTTTTCGTTGATGACCACAGCGCATATCAAGCAACCTCATACTACAGGGGCGCATGGCATATTGGCGTTAACTATGGCGGAAGATTGTTTGGTATCGCCAACAACCGAAACGCCGTCGGAATTGAAATGTGTGTCAATCCCGATTGTGACTATGAAAAGGCGTTTTTAAACACAGTGGATGTCTGCAGGCAGATTATGAAGCAGTTAAAAATTGATGCAGACCATGTAATCCAGCACTACGACGCCTGCGCTAAAAATTGCCCGTCTGTTATCCGTAAACGGGGAGATTGGGCGAGGTTCAAAAAATTAATCTCTGAAAGCGGTTCAACGTCTACGACGACACCAGCAACAACCCCTGCAACCTCTCAGTTATACCGAGTACGTAAAACCTGGGCTAATGCAAAGAGTCAAACCGGGGCATATAAGGTCCTGGAAAATGCAAGAGCGAATTGCCCGGAGGGGTACAGCGTTTTTGACAGCACCGGAAAGAAAGTCTACGAACACAAAAAGAAAACCGCCGATGACGGCTCATTCCAGGTGCAGGTAACGAGTAAGTATTTAAGAATCCGAAAGGCAGCCAGCATCAACGCCGCCGTTTTGGGTTATACCGGAAGAGGCATTTTTACAATTACCAAGACATCCGGGGATTGGGGTTATCTGAAGTCTGGCGCGGGGTGGATTAATATTAAAACAGATTGCGTGAAGCGAATTTGAGAGAGGGAAACCTCTCTTTTTTTTTAAAATTTTTTGCCGTTTTATCGTTTTTCAAAAAATCCAGCATATTGCATTCAAACACGAATACGGAGGGAATGCAATATGGAAAATACAGGCAGATTTTACGAGATTGACAAATTGGTGCAGGATGGTATTATTGATATAAACGCGGCGAATGATATGAAAGGAAAAGCCATGAAAAAGGTCTTGACAGATAACGATATCATTATGCCAACAATAACAGAACACACAAGAAAGGGCAAATTACAGTACACCTGCATGATACCGGCGAGCATGTCCAGAGATGGCAAAAGGCATCAGGTAACCGGGAAAACAAAGGAGGAATGTGAGAAAAAATGGGCTGAAATGATGTATGACGTAATTGAAAATGGTACACACCAGATTCCAGTTACGTTATCCGAGTTGATGGAGGAGTGGCTGAACACCCGCCAGGACATCAAGCCGCAGACACTCACAATCTATCACTCACACTATGAGAACCATATTAAAAATGAGCCATTCGCAAAATTGAAAATCAGAAATATAAGGCTGCAGGACTGCAAAGACATTGTTTCAAATTTAACAAACAAAAGAGTGAACGGTGTGGGATTATCATACGGAACCGTTACACGTATCAAATACGAAATCAATATGGCGCTGGAATATGCGGTTGCTCACGAATATATCGGGGCAAATTACATGCGAACAGTTACAGTCAATCAAGGTCTCTGTGATACATCAAGAAAGAGAGACTCTATGGCGTGGAGCAATGAGGAGCTGCAGCAGTTAATCAATGCCTCTCATAGAGAGTGGAGGGACGGCAAACGATGCCGCCTGAGCGCTGCTATGATTGCAATGGTTTTTATTGGCTGCCGAATTGGTGAATTTTGCGCTCTTAGATGGGAGGATTTTGACGAGGAAAACAAAACTCTCACAATCAACAAAACCGTTACAAATTACAGAACATACGGAGAACAAAATGTTCATCATGTTCAGACAATCAGCACTACCAAGACCGCAGGCAGCACAAGAACCGTTGAATTAACTGACGAGGCCGTTTATTGGTTAAAAGAGTTAAAAAATCGCCAGGTTGAGCGCGGTATGGATACACCGTACATGGCGGGTGCAAGGTCTGGGCGTATCATGAGTAGAAACAGCATTATTCAAAGATTCAGGTATTTTTGTGAGATTGCCGGGGTAGACTATAAACCATCACATACAGCACGGCGTACATATGCGACTATGTTATATGATGGAGGTGTGCCAGTATCTGAGATTGCTGCAGACCTGGGACATACGAGTACTACAACCACACTCAACGCATATTATAAAAGAAGAAACACAAATAATGCTAAAAAGAAAAACAAAATCTTCGTTGAGGCGGTGACAGCAGTGACAGCAGCAGCCGAGGCACTGTAAACGTTGAAAAAACAAGAAAATATTGACATTGGTGCATATACTAGAGGATATACACCAAGCCGCAAACACCAATAAAATCAAGGGTTCGCCGCGTTGGACAGCAGAGTGACAGCAGGGTGACAGCAGCAATTTTAATATTGCTGCTGTTTTTGCGTCAAAGTATCACAAAATATCTCTCAAAAAATTTTCATTTTTTCATTTATTTCGCATATTAACTGTAGAGAAATCTACAGGAGGAATGAAAAATGAAAAAACAAAAGAAGAGGCAAAAAAAGGACCTCTACCAATTCCAGCGGGAGGCGCTGGACAAAATCAGAGACCGCGATAATGCGGCGTTATTCTGGCAGATGGGCGCCGGAAAAACTGTTTCCTCAATTCAGTTAACCGAGTATTGGAGCAGTCCAGCATTAGTCTGCCTGGTACTCAAATCAACCGTGAGTCAGTGGTTAGAGGAGTTGTATAACCAGACAGAGAGAGCAGTGTTCAATGGCTATAAAAAGACAAAAAAGGACGGTATAGAGGCTTTTATTGCCTCACCCGATAAAAAGGCTATCGTCATCGGTTATGACGCGTATAAGGCCAAATGCGGGGCCAAACTGCGAGAGTATATCAATCAGCATTCCGAGGACGTCACAATTATATGCGATGAGTCAAGCCTGATTGGACATGTGGAGAGCGAAAGAACCAAGGCGGTCATGAAGACGAAGGCGAAACATAAATTATTATTATCTGGAACCCCCGCATCCGGGGGTAGACTCGAGGCAATGATTCCGACAATGAACATGTTGGGATGGAAAACAACGAAGAAAGATTTTTTGGACCAGTTCTGTTATGTCTACGAATGGAGAGACCCGACCCGCCCCTGGATGACTATACCAATCGTACAGGGATATCACGACATAGATACCCTGCGTGCAGGATTAAAGGAGCATGGCGGCAGTTTTATCACTATGGAGGAGGCCGGGGTACAGTTACCAGAAACAACCGAGCAGCGAATCTCAATCACAACCCCGCCCGAATATAAGCGGTTTATGCGGACCGGTATTGTTGAGATAGACGGACAGGAGATTATAGGCGAAAACAACTTAACAAAAATGCTTTACAGCCGGCAGATTTGCAGTGTATACAATTCAGGCAAAGCCGCCGCTCTGGAGGAGTTACTAGAGCAGGCCGGGGACGAGCCGGTAATTGTTTTCTATAACTGGACGTCTGAATTAAAGATTTTGCAGAGCATCTGTGAGCGCCTGAAACGCCCTGTATCTGTCGTAAATGGTCAACGTAAAGACCTGCAGGCATACGAACAAAACGAGCCCGGAACGGTCATTTTGGCGCAGTATCAGGCGGCCAGTATGGGTCTGAATCTGCAAAAGAGCCGCATCTGCATATTTTTCAGCCCGGTTTGTTCATACAGTGACTACGAGCAGGCAAAAGCCCGCATACATAGAATTGGACAGAAGCGGAATTGCGTCTTTTACAATTTAATCTGTGAGGACTCTATAGAGGAGCATATCATGCAGACACTGTCCGAGCGTAAGGACTACACGGAGCAATTATTCACGGAACAGTATGGGCCGAAAACAGAGGTGGCAGCATAAAGAAAAAATGTAAAAAATCTGAAAAAATATTTGCATTTTGCGAAAAATCTGATATTATATAGATGAGGTCAGAGTTTATATTCGGTTCTATATAGAGCCACCTTTCTTTGTTTTGGCGACAAAAGAATTATTTTTTCACTCTCTGGCCTCATTTTTTATGAGGTGATTTAGTGAGCTACATTATAGATGACAGACTACATATAAACCCCGGAACACCCGGGCTGTCTGTATGCATAACGGCAAAAAAGATTGGGAAAAACGGAAACATAAAAAAGCAGATTTCCTGGCAGGCAATCGGAGGACCTGATGCGGAACGGCTGGTTGAGAGCCTTTTATCTGTGCAGCATATAGAGATTGCAGTAACAGCAGCGCCAGAGCCTGGTGTGAAGATGGCGAAAAGCGAAAAAGAATTTGAAAAAGTAGTGAAAAATATGGGAATATGGAAAAATGAGTAATTTACAAACCGGCAAAAAAAAATCTGCCGGTTTTTTTTCTTTGTTTATTTTTTTTCGGCATATTATATGTGTAAAAAAAATAAAACAATTAGGAGGATACAACAATGTTAAATGCAAGAAGAATTTTAAAAAACATAAACAAAATGACACAGCAGGAGAGAATCGGGCTGCACAGCGGGCGTCAGCCGTGGTTACTGGATGATGCAGTTGAAGATGATTTCGGAAACATCCCGCGCAAGGTAATGTTTGCATGCATCAGAATGTACATAGAGCAGCAGTGCAAGAATGGTTACAAGCCGTTTCCGTTATGGCTGCATAACCTCTATAACAACGCCGGGCAGGGAATACAGCTCAGAATCGGAAAAACCATTGACGCGATGGATGCAAAGAAAACATGCCAGATTGACGATTATGCCGTAATCCGGCTGTTAAGAGATAAGCCAAAGAACGTTATAATTGATGTTGAAGCACTCATAAATGATTTAGATGACATCTACAACCTGGACGAGCAGCGGGAGATGGACGATGAGGGGACAGTGATTGACAGATGGACATGGATTATTGCATGTGGGATAAAAGCAATTTTGCCTGAATCTGAATTACAGGCAGAGGGCGAGTTTTCCGGGTATGAAGAACACACCGTATCATATGCAGCGGCGCAGGCATTGGAGCGCGCGAATGGTATGCATTACATAGAGGGCGAAAAAGTCAACGACGGCATGATAAAGATTGCCATTGACACAAGATTTTTAAGCGGTGAATTTTCCGGCAATTATGAGGAGATTACAGCACCGTATGCAGACTGCAAGGCCTGGAATAACTCAAACCCACCGGAGCTGCAGATTGTCTTTACGTCATATGACAGCGAAACCGGATTATGTAGAGCAAAGAAACCGGCAGAATGCAAGATTCAGACAGACGAAAGATATAATGCCGCATACTCATATAAGCGGCAGCAGAGACAGCGAGGCAGCCATGATATAACCCCGCCGGTAATCAATGCAGATGACTTGAATGTGGAGGTGCCGGAATGCCTGCTGAATTGACTGATAAACAAAAAGCAGCCCTGGAAAGATTTAAAAAATTGAGAGTCGGAGCCCTGTTTATGAGGCAGGGCACCGGCAAAACCCGGGTAGCGCTGGAACTGGTAAACTACAACGAGCCGGATTATCTGTTGTATATTGCCCCGGTCAGCACTATTGAGAACGCCCGCACCGAGATAGAAAAATGGGGCTGCTGCTGCCCGTATGACATCATTGGATATGAAACAATAGCCTCAAGTAATAAACAATACGTTGAGATACACGATAAGGTGGAAAAGCTGAAAGAAGACTGTAAAAGAACTTTTATCATTGCTGATGAGAGCATATTTATCAAAAACGGCAAGAGCAAAAGAACATTCCGGGCGAAAGAATTACGGAAATTCTTTGACTATGCATTGATATTAAACGGCACACCGCTGACACGTAATGAATGGGATTTGTTTAATCAGATGGATTTCCTCTCTAACAGAATCCTCAATATGAATTACAGGGAGTTTATCAAGATGTTCTTTGTAGAACACGAACACAACGGGCAGCGGTATCACACATTTTACGAGCCAAACCGCCCGGCGTTGGTGAAATTATGCGCCCCGTATGTATATGAGGCGGATTTGGATTTTGAGAATGAAGAACACAGTTATATGCGATGGGTTACATGTTCACAGACTGCATATAAAGAGGCAAAAGAGAGGGTTTTGGAGGCGTATGGCGATTATAGCATTGATTCATTGCTGACGCTGTTCTCCGAGCTGCAGAGAATCGCCGCGAATATGCCAACCAAAAATGAAGCTGTTGCCGAGTACATAACCGGTCGGCAGTGCATCTGTTTCTGCAATTATAGAGACGAAATAGAGCAGATACAGGGATTATGCGAGTGCTATGTTATTACCGGCGAGACAACACTGAAAAAGCGAAAAGAGATAATCCGAAAGTTTAAGGAGGACGGAAACAGACCGCTTTTAATCATGTTAGGCTGCGGTTCATTCGGCCTGAATTTACAATTCTGCAATGAGATTGTATACAGCAGCATCAATTTTGACTATGCCAAGATGGAGCAATCACAGTATAGAATCAAACGAATGGGGCAGGAATCAGACATCTCATACAGATACATTTTAGCAGATACAGGTATCAACCGTATGATGCTGAAGAATCTTGATAAAAAGGAGAGCCTGCTTGACATCATAAAACGGCTGATAGAGGAGTCGGCTGAAAAAGAGGTTTAAAAAGCCTCTTTTTTTTATGCAGAAAAAATTTTCATTTTTATTTTTTTTCGGCATATTATACGTGAAAGATAAAAAGGGGAATAAAAAAGAATAGAAATCCGAACGGATGTACGATTTTTATTTTTTAAATTATTTTGCATATTATAAGTGTAAGAAAAGAAATGGAAATGAATCAATAAGACAATACAACAATACAAAAAAATACAAAAACTTTTAGGTGGAAAAATTTTCATTTTTAAAATTATTTAGCATATTATATATGACAATAAAAAAGGGAATGAAAATCGGCCGGTGACAATGATAGTGATGAAGATGAATAGAGGATGTCAACCGTGAGCTGTTTTTTATAAATAAAATTATTTGTCATATTATAAATGAAAGAAAAGAGGAGCCGATGAACGGCTGATATTTTTTAATCAAAAAAAACACACATATGATATATGTGAAAAAATCAAAAATCAGGAGGAAAAGGATATGAAAAAAGAAATGATGATTGAAACAGTTGAAAATACATACGACATAGTAGGAGCAGCAAGAACAATTAATAACTACACTGGAATCAGCGATAACGAATTTGAATCTGACTATGTAGAGTATGTCGTAGAACATCTATTCAGCGATGATGAGACGCAGGAACAGAAAAACAAAGAAAAACTTGTAGAGTACTATAGTAAGCAGCCGGAAGAATCCTTTAAAGGCATTGATTCAGAGGACTTAGTAATCCGTATGGCAGAGGATTTAATAAAAATTGAATATGATGAGTTAGTTAAACGTTATGGCTTTAAGGAATTGAACTACGCACCATATGACCCTGAATATGCAACAAATGAGACAGATTATAATTGGGAAATGTCATTGCAGTTAACAATGACAAAATGCGAAATTATAAAATCAATGCCAGCATTAGAAGAAGCCGTAGGCTCTAAAAAGATTTCAGATAATGGCTTCCGTAAATTAATCAATATGTATAAGGAATGCGGCTTTGGGGATTGGAGTATCGAAGCAGAAATGCCGGACTCAATAGCTAAAGCGATTGTTGAAGGACATGAAACTGAAGACATTATAGATTTTATCATTGACGAAACGGTAATTACAGGCAGGTGATAAAGATGATTTATCTAGGGTTCAAAGACGAAGATAAAATCAAAAAAATAACTGAATATACAAAGAAAAACAATATTCAACACATTATTATTTTTTCCGGTGAGATTGGAGGCCAAGCCTCTAATAGTAAAATCAAAGAGCCTTCAGCAGACTTCCATTTGGATATTAAGGTAATTGCGGATGCATTAGATATGCAGCCGCTGCCTTATACGTATGCAGGAGAGGCGCCAACTACAATACCAGACAGAACGGTTGAAAAATTCGGATGGGCCGATTGTATTTTATACAGGGTGTTTTATAAACTGCTTGGACGTATAGACAATACATATCTGATTGTAATCAATGAATTTATGAGGAGCAAGAACGCAAGCGCTCTTGAGTATAACTGCATTGAAAAATATACCGGTCAGACGCCTCACATTATAACATTTGAGTATTTTCCGGTAATAGACAGCAGAAAGGATTTCATGACGCTGATTAATTTGGATACATCAAAGAGGTTTAAGAGTGTTTCTATTAATGACATGGATTTTTCATTGATACATGTTGAAGGTGTAAGGCGCCAGCCGGTGTTGAAAGCTGACGAGATATAGTTGACAGAGAAAGACAAAGATGCATACAGAAAAAAGGTTGAGGCGTTATTTGATAATCTGGGGAACAAAGACCCGGACACAATACCGAGAGAGGCTCATATCTGGACAGGTAAATATAAAAAGAAAGAGATAAAAGAAGACAAAAAATATATTGCCAGAAATGCCCGCTTCAAGATGGATAATGTGATTACATATGATGACATTAAGCCCGGCGAACAATATAAAATTATAGATTTTTGCCACCGCAGGTTATCTTTCAACGACTATTTGAAGCGAAGCGGAGCAGATAAGGTTGAATATATCAGTACAGGATTATCAATAGATGCTGTTTACATAAATCAATACGAAGAATGGAAAAAGGAGTGTGAATATATATATGACAAAACAGGTATACAACCATAACGAGACGGTTGATGGAGCATTATTCAGGCGGTTGAATTACATATTTGATAATTTTGAAAACATACAGGTTTCAATAAGCGGGGGGAAGGATTCAACGGTCCTCTGCTGGGCTGCCTTACAGGTAGCGAGAGAGAGAAACAGAAAAATTAGCATATTTTTCTTAGATGAAGAAGTTGTCTATGATTCAACGGTAGAGCAAGTAAGGTGGCTTATGAATCTTTACCCGGAAAACACAATCAAAGAGTGGTTACAATTTCCTTTTAAACTGACGAACTCAACATCAATATCTGAGGGGCAGCTGATATGCTGGGAGCCAGGAAAGAGCAATATTTGGATGAGGCATAAAGAGCCTGACAGTATAAAAGCAAAGCCATGGGATGAGAAATTTGAAACCGTAGGCTGTAAAGAAAAGGGATTTGGTTTTTATGATGTTCTTGATAACTGGCAGAGAGTACACCCGAACACAGCGTTTCTTGTAGGACTGAGAGCAACCGAATCCCCGAACCGATACAGAGCAGTTGTTAAAAATCCCGGCTTTAAAGATTGTTATTGGAGCACTAAGAAACCAAACGGCAGCGCGAATTTTTACCCACTCTTTGACTGGAACTTCCACGACGTATGGAAATTCATTTACGATAACAAAATCAGATACAGTCGGATTTATGATTACCAGTATAAAAAGGGAATGGGGATGCAGGAAATCAGAGTTTCATCACTCATACACGAAAAGGCATTTAAAGCCCTTGTGGAATTGCCTGAATTTGAGCCAAAGACCTTTGACAGATTATTGAAGCGATGCAAAGGTATCCAATTCGGCAATCTATACGGCAAAGATAAGCTGATGATGAAATGCCGAAAACTACCGAAGAATTTCAAGACCTGGATAGAATACAGAGACTTTCTCTTAAATACATACCCAGACGAAGACAAAAAATGGATATTTGAAAAAAGATTTGCGGCACAATTAAACAATAATTTCGTAGCGCGGCAGCAGTGCAGGCAGCTGATTTTAAATGACTACGAAAACAACTTACCAGTAAAAAACACAGAAGACCCGCGAGACGCGGAAATTGAAAAATGGAGGAAATTATTATTATGATGACAGAAATTAATACAAAAGAAGGAAAAATCAAGTTACCGTGCATGATGCCGGTAATAGTACCGATTGAAAAGGTAATGGCGAACAATTACAACCCAAATCACGTATCAGAAAACAATATGCAGCTGTTATTACAGTCTATCAAAGACAACGGCTTTTGTTTCCCGGTTGTAGTTATCTATGACAAGGAAATTGACCGATACATAGTTATTGATGGTTTTCACAGATATCTAATTTTCAGAGACTACCTGGAGGCAGACAGTATTCCGGTTGTAGTTCTGGAACACAGTATGGCAGAGCGTATGTCTGCAACGGTTCAGTTTAACAGAGCCCGCGGCGTTCACCAAACAGACCTTATGGGTGACCTGGTGCAAGGGCTGGTATCACAGGGAATGAAAGACGATGAGATTGCACAGCACCTTGGAATGGAATTAGAAGAGGTCTACAGATTGAAACAAATTACAGGTATTGCAGAACTGTTTAAAAACCAATTATACAGCAAATCTTGGGACATGAAGGAGGAGAATTAAGATGGATGCAAAATGGAAAGATTGGGAATATGGCGGAGTTTATAAGAATTATGATATGACCGGAATTATTAAGACCGGAATGGGCCGTGTAATGGTGCACGACATATACGAGGAATGCCCGGAGTTTCTGAAAGAGGCGGATTGCCTCTTTTGTGACCCGCCGTGCAGTGTAGGTAACCTGAAGACTTTTTACACAAAGGCAGACAGAACAGACTACAAGGAAACATATGAACCGTTCATGGATAGGTTTTTCAAGTATGTTGACGAAATACAGCCGAACATAATGTATGTTGAGGTATTCGCCAGCAACAAAAACGCATTTATAAAAGAATGCGAAAAGAGATTCAAGTACGTAACGGTTGATGACAGTTATTATTACCATAACAAGAAAAACCGTTGCTGGATTATTAGATGCGGGCAGGAAGAAGAAGCGCCGGGGCCGGATAACATGATTGACGAGGAAACTTATATTCGCTGGATATGTAAAAATGTAGACTACAAATGCATTGCTGACCCGTGCATTGGCAGAGGCCTTGTTGGCATCAATTCACATAAGAACGAAAAGAAATTTGTAGGAACAGAGTTAAATAAAAAGCGCCTGGCAATTTTACTGCAGCGCATTGACGACTATGACGCAAAACAGACAGCACGAGAGCGGAAGAAATTGACGAAACAAAAAAATTTTCAAAAATAATTTTATTTAGCATATTATATGTGAGCACCCGAAGGGGGCGCTTAAATATGTGTACGGTTAATGGATGGCCTGGACAGCGTCCCTTATACCTTACAAAAAAAGTTCATATGTATACCCTTTTTAAATAATGCCGGTGTTGTCAGGCAATGCCGGCGAAAACAAAAAATCAAAAATAGGAGGAAAAAGAAAATGAAAAATATAATAATAGGAAATTTGTTGTTATTAGGAGTCTAATTTGGCGGACTTCTTATATTCTCAGAATTAAGATATCAGATAGACTCACGCAGATTAAAGAGGAGAGTATTGCAGGAGAGGGCTAAGGCAGAAGCCGAGGAACGAGAACTCAGGAGCATACCAAAACCAGAAAAGCCGGAGGATGTGACGGTAGAGGAGCGTGAGGTTACATTTTACACAACTGACGGTGATAGTCATACTGAGAGATACATTGGGCTGTATTGCAAAGAGAAACCCGTAGATACATACGAAACGAGAACCGAGGCCGAGGCAGCGAGATTACAATTCTTGCACGATAACGGAGTTGAGAACACAGAGGATTTCACACTGTAAGCGGCAAATCGGCAATGCAAGAGCACATAACAGACAGCGGGGCTGTCAGTTATGTGTCACGCTAAGAAAATTTTATTTTTTTTATTATTTAGCATATTAATAGTGTAAAAGATACGATTAATAAATAAACAAAACAGGAGGAAAAGAAAATGAAAAAGAACTTTTTTGCAGCATTCAGGCTGCACCGGCCGCCGGAGCCGAGACATAAACCGGCAAAAGATAAGCGGCGAGACCTCACCAGAGAGCAGAGACTGGCAGAGCTGGTAATCAAACTGGCGGACCCGGATGATTTCCGGGTATATCCGAGAGAGAGTAAACTCTATCTCATGGACACCGTGATTGATACGACAACGCAATATATTTTCAGTGTATATGATAAAGACAGCGATGTTGAGTATATCCTGGGAAAATACCTGGATGAGGGCGAGGCCGAGCGTATACGCATTCACACTGTACTGACCCGTGAGCTGCCGGCGTATCATATCCCAACCCTGCGGGAGTTAGCAGAGAGACAACAGGAGGTGGCATAGTATGTACAGTGGAGAATTTACAATTGAGCTGATAAACAGAGGCCGGTATCAATGCGAGTACTGCGGAACACCGCGGAATATCACACACACAGTTTTTGCAGGTGATAAAAAGACGGCAACAAAGATATTTTCAGACTACATCAGAGCCGCTTGGAGAGCGGAGGAAAAGAAAAGACAAAAACAGACAAAAGCAGGAGGGAACGAAAAATGTTAATTAGAGCACAAAAATGTAATTACAACTATTTTAAATATTTTAATTCTGCGGTTATGCGGAGTATTTACATATGCAATTCACCGGATTATTATTTTGTTGCTGCAGTTTTTGATAGACAGGCCGAGGAATTAGGAAGGTACACAACCAAAGAGCAGGCCGAGGACGAACTGGAGCAGTTCAAGCATGCTTTAGGTATGGGGGCGATGGAGTTTCAGTTTGCAGATGATAAGCCCGAGGACGAAAAGAAAGAAATGAAAAATCTACTGAGTAAATTGATTATCAACATCTTGTATGATAATTCAAAGAAAAAAGAAAATGGCAGCGGAAAAACAGTTTGAAAACAAAATCAAATCTGAATTACACTCCAGGGGGGCCTGGCGCGTTAAATTTTTCGCCAATGCTTTTACCCCGTCAGGCATACCTGATGTACTGGCCTGTTACAACGGGCGCTTTTTAGGTATAGAGGTCAAGGGTGGCAGCAGTTATGGGTTGACCGATTTACAGAAATACAATCTGAAACATATTCGTAAGGCCGGAGGGATTGGGATTTGTGTTTATCCGAGCGGCTGGGAGCAGTTTTTGGAGATTCTGGACAGACTGGACAGCGGGGAACAGATAGTGGTTACTGATGAGGACTACATTTTAAAATAAAGAAAGAATATATGTAAACGACGAAAACAACACCGGAACGGTTAATAAGATAACCGCCCCGGTTTTTTTGTGTTATAATGCAGGTAGGAGGTGTATATATGATTGATTATATTGCGGCTCTACGGCGGCGTCTGATGCTAGAGTGTGCATGCGTAACCAGTAGAGGCGGCAGAGAGGGCATATATGATTACACACAGAAGAAATTTGCATTTTATTCAATCCGCAGAGCTGGCGGGAGTCTATCGGAGGCGAATGTCAGCCGCATTTATGACACAGGATATTTTTGGGCGGATGAATCGGGAGAGGAGTTCATTGCAAAAGACATAATTGAAGTTGACGGCTGCTTTAATGCATTAAAATTCTGCATTGATAATATGAATGAACCGATAACCCCTGAATATGTTGAGGAAATACAGCAGAAATTATACCCCGGAACACCGGCATATATGACCGAGGGACTAAGAGCCCTTATAATAGGAAATAACAAACCGGAGCAGTTAAGAGACATTGCCAATTTTCACATACAATATGTACAGCACGGCGGGGACAGCCGGACAGTATCCCTCATATCATATGTGCAGTGCATCAATGCGAGTTTAACACCGTTTATCATACACCCGGAAAATCAGGCCCTGTATGAGAGATATATGAGGGTTGATACAGTTAAATTCTGTCACCTGCTGCATGTGGAGCAGAACCGATACAGAGAGGAGACCGAGCCGCTGGTGATGGATTGGGAAGCCTGAAACGCGGAGGCGTAAAATTTTCACCGTTTACCGTAAAATTCAGCATATTGTTATTGACACAAATAGTGTATGATGATAGTAAAAATGGATGGGGGAAACGTTATGACAGTACAGTTCAGAAGTAGAGAAGAAGAGGACGAGATGCTGGTTAATGCATTCATCAGAGAGGCGCAGACAATTGAGGCGGCGCTGCTGGCAACACCAGAGGCGCAGGCGGTGACGATTACGGACGAAGAACGGGATGCCGCATATGAAAGGTTGATGCAGAGAGTGCATGAGGCAGCCAATAAGTAAACAGGCCGGGAGTTAATCCCGGCTCTCTTTTTTTGTCCTTATGTGTAAAAATAGGGCACACCGTGATGAAACACGGGGCTTGAGAGCCTGGGACGTAAAAACAGACTACGAAAACCGGCAATTTTACATTTTGCACGGCAAGTTATACATGCTGTTTTTACAAAAGGCTATAATTTTGCCGAATCTTCCCGTAATCATAAACGGTTTGCGGGAGCGTTTGACTATGACCCCCGCTTTGATATAATAGAATCAGAAACAGGGAAGGAGGCGGCAAGAATGCGAATTGCATACGTGAGAGTGTCCACCGTAGAGCAGAACGAGGCCAGACAGGTTGAGGCATTGCGTGAGTATGACATAGAGCGCTGGTATATAGAGAAAATCAGCGGCAGAACCTCACACAGGCCAAAGCTGCAGGAAATGTTAGATTTTGCCCGCGAGGGTGATGTGATATACATTCACGATTTCAGCCGCCTGGCACGTAACACTAGAGACTTGCTGGAGATAACAGAAAAAATGCAGAAAAAAGGCATAAAACTAATAAGCAAAAAAGAGGCCTTGGACACCAGCACCCCGGCAGGGAAGATGATTTTAACATTTCTTGCCGCCATATACGAGTTTGAGGTGTCTAACAGCCGAGAGAGGCAACTGGAGGGCATCGCCATCGCAAAACGCGCCGGGAAATACACAGGCGGGAAAAAGAAGAAAATCAATAAAGACGACTTTGACACATATTATGCCAGATATCAGCGGCGAGAGATAACAAAGACGCAGATGGCGGCGGCATTAAAAATCAGCCGGCCGACATTGGACAGACGATTGAAGGAGTGTGAAAGAGTATGATTCAGGATTTTCAGAGCGCAAAAAGGATGCATCAATTAGCGCGGGCTTTAGATATAACAGATGCAGAATTTGCAGACATGATGCAGCAGACACAGAACTCAGCGGCAGCATACAGGCAAGAACATTTTGACACGCCCTTTGACATAGAACTGCCAGACGGTACACACGCCCGCAGCCGTGACGAGCTGGAGGGGTGGTATGCAGCCCGCGGGGAGCGTATATAACCGCCCCGCATAGATTAGAACCCTGAGTCCACCTGGATGGACTCTCCAGGAGTGATACGTTTTTGTCTTTATCCTTTCTTTGTTTGGCGTATCGCATAAACCGCCCCCCCCGATTCGTGAGGCTCAGGGTTGTAATGTATGCAGGACCGCATACGAGTATATGAGTGAGACTGGCTTTAAATGAACGGGCTGCCAGTCTCACTTTTTTTTATTTTCCGTTACGTTTTTCTCTTTTTTCAGCATACTATATATGAGACAGGCAGCAGCCAATAGGCCAGGGCACGCACGGTCTAAGATACCCTGTCTCAAAAAAGACAATTGAATATGGAAAAGATTTTTTGCGGATAATATTTTAGGTTTATTTTTACACTTTAAGGGGCGGCGAGAGCTGCCCCTTTCACGTGTCTGCATGAATTTCATTTCCAATTTTATTTGTCATATTATATATGAGCACCCGAAAGGGGGCTCTTAGATATATGATGGAGCAGGGAGGACCCGGGCGAGAGCCGCGTGGTGCCTGCTGCCAGCGATTGTTTTTATTTCATTTTCAATTTCTCTATTTTTTTAATTATTTTTATTTTATTTAACTCAGGCCCTGGCGGGTGGTTACCGCCGGGGCTTTCTTTAACTCTCTAAAATTAACATTTCCGCAACATTTATGAAACATCTAGTTAACTTATGGTCGATTTTTTTTTCTGAAGATTTGTCATATTAATAATGAAAGAAAAATAATTAAAAAATTTCTTTCACGTGCTGAAAATTTTAAAAATTCAGCATACTGATTTTACCCGAGGATGGAGAGCCTGGGAAAGTTTCAAGGAATCTCAAATCCGTCATGTTATATGATGACGAGACCATGAGAAAGACAGAGAAAACTAAAAAGAACATATAAAAAAAATCTGAAAAACAGGAGGAAAAAAGTTATGACCAATAATACAGATATGATGAAAATGATACAGCAGATGACGCCGGAGCAGATGCAGTTAATGATGGCGACGATGGCGAATATAATGGGACAGGCTGGACAGAGGCAGGAGGCGGAGCAGCTGACAGAAGCAGAACCGGAGCCCGAAAAGGAAAAAGAAAAGAAAAATTCCGGTGAATATTACAGGGATTTCAGTAAAGAAAGAATTGACTGCGTAACCAGCGCAGACGATTTTACAGACGGCGAACTATACCGGGCGATGTTCTATCTCATCACAAAAGAGGTGCTGCAGAACAAAATTCAGTTTATGCTAGAGGAAAGAGCGAAAAACATAGGCGGGACAATGTTATGTAACCTGTTCAAGAAAAACTGCACCGCAGAGAAAAAGAGATATAAAAAGATGCGGGAGCAAGAAGAGAAAAGGAAGGAAAAAGAAGAGGCCGAAAAACAAAAATTAGAGGAATTGGCAAAACTGGCAGCCGGTCATAAAACGGAGTTTGAAAACCTGCCCGAGTGGGTAGACGGTAACCGCTACATTGGCGCTGAATGGATTGCGAATAATGAAAACGGCATCTATAAATTGGATGAGGTAGGAAACACAACGAAAATCATTGAGGCATGCGGAAGACCGGTATTGATTAACAAAATGTTAAACCCAATAGACGGTGGAGACGGTATTGAACGTTTCCAGTTAGCATTTGAAGGTGAGAGGGGATGGAAACAGATTGTTGTAGAGAGAGGCGAGTTAGTTAACCAGGCCGAGGCAATCAAATTGGCGAATTTCGGCGTTGACATCAATTCAGACCGAGCCAGAGCATTCACAAACTGCATGTCATCAATGCTGAGAGAATCATCAAAACGACACGCGATACCGTCAATTATGTCATCAAGAAAAATCACATTCCTTGAGAATGGGGAGATAAAAATTCCCTTTAATGAGGACGAATTTGTATTTGAGACGGAGAATAAATTCCCGGGACTGCTCAAGGCACTCAAACCAAATAAAGCGGATAAAGATTATGATAAAGAAAAATATATGAATGCATATAAGGCAGTCAGGGCAAAGCAATTTCCAGGATTTGACCTGATGACAGCGGCGGCGCTGGCATCACCGATTGTAGCACTCACAAAAGCGAACTCATTTGTGTTCAATCTACACGGAATAACCGGATGCGGAAAGAGTTTCCTGGAGTGTATCGTTACAACATTATTCGGAGATTATCACCACGACAAACGCCAGGGTTATGTACAGACCCCGCTGACCACAATTAATGCATTTGAGATTTTGGATGATGCGTTATATTGCTATCCGTTAATGATTGATGACTATAATGTATTGACTGAAAAGAAAGACAAAGACGCATTTAATAAAAAAATCATGATGCTTTCAAACGGTATTGGAAAGGGCCGTGCAACAAAGGACCTTGGCATCCAAACCCAGGGAGATTGGGCTAATGTAACAATCATATCAGCAGAGGAGAGCATCCGAGAACTGGCGAAACAGGGCGGAGTTAGTAACAGATTATATGAGGTGTCATTAGACCCGATATGCCCGTTTACAAAGCCGGAGGCCGATGCGATGATTGAACCATTCAACAAGACACACGGATTTGCCGGTATCCGGTTCATTAAAATTCTGAACAAGATGGGCGTTGAAAAAATCAGAAAAATAATTAAAAAATATACTGAAAAAATAACGGCCAGAATGCAGGAGTTGCGATTAGATAAAACCAATAAACAGATTGATATTGCAGCATTGTTATTAACCGCTGACGAGATAGCGGCTGAAAAATTGTTTTGTGATAAATTGCAGATTTCAGTAGATGAGGTTATACGATGGATGGCTGACCGTGATGAGGTACAGCAGGAAAGCAGGGTTTACAGAACTGTCATTGATAAAATTTATGCGAACCGCGGAAAAATTGAGGGCCTGGCAGACGAGGACGACGACATGAGAAATGGAGTTATTGGAGTTTATCAGAGAGAGAATAAGGAATCTGAAGCGGTGGCCGTTCTGGACGGTCAGACATACAAGAAGGGAGAGCTCATTACGACAATTGCATTTATCCCGAGTGAATTAAAGAAAATTCTGGCAGAGGAAGGCGCCAGCTATGGTTCATTTAAAGATTATCTCAAGAGAAATAATTTACTCATTAAGGGTGAGGGCAGCAGGGATGACACAAAAAAGGTAACGTCCACAAAATTAAGAAAGAGAATCAACATGTTGAAATTTATTATCCCGGATGACAGAGACCCGGAACTAGAGCCGGAACCGAAAACGCAGCCGGTAGAACCTGGCGAGAACATCCCGTTTAATTGATAAAGATACATAAAGCGCTCAGCGATTGCTGGGCGCCGTTTTTTTTTGGCGGCGCGCTTTATACGGCAGATGGGGCCGCTTTTTTGTTATGTGTCCGACGTCCGAGTCCGACTGACTAAAAAACGATATCTATATAGGAGAAAAAAATAAAAAAACGTAAATTCATATTTTTTTTATTTTTATTCCCTATAGGAATGTTGTTTTTTTAGTCGGACAGTCGGACACTAATAATAAATATACAATATTTTAACATTTTTATATAAAAACATATCATTTATTGAAGAAAATTATAAAAATTATGATTTTTAAGTGTCCGACTGCTAGTCGGACACAGTCGGACAGTGTCGGACAGATTGAAAGATTCCGAGTAGTGAAAGAGTTATGTGTGTCGGAAACCCGGTTGTGTTCTCCTTCAAAGGAGGTTTTTCTTAGTCTATCGACAGCCGATAGACAGTGTTTTAGCCGGTAGTTCTATCTATAATTGAGAGGATGAGAGCCTGGGACGGATAAAGAGTCAGACGAAGTAGTCGGACAGTCGGACACAGGACGCCCCCGCCCGCAAAAACGCCGCCGAAAAAGTCGGACAGTCGGACAGTCGGACAACCCAGCCCGCCCGCAATCCAGCCCGGCCCGCGCCGCAATTTTTGCCGAATTCTGCCGCCGGATTATATGCCCCGCATTCCGGCTTGCTGGAGTTTTTCCCGGTTGATATAATAGAGTTAGAAAAACGAAGGAGGGCTTATGAATGGGTATACGTGAAGATGCAGCACAAGAGACGGCCGAAGAAATTGCCCGCAGGTTGATTTTTGACGGGAGAGTATCTGACGAAGATATCGCTGCCGGTTGTGGAATCACGCCGGAACGGGTTCAGGAACTCATTTCCGAGGTGGCACACGAGACTCGGGAGCTGCTGCAGGAACTGCGAAAAATGCTCTTTGACATCAGAAAATCAGAACTGTCAGACGAGGACCGGCGGGACATACTGCTGCAGATTGTAATGCTGCTGCGGCTCATGATTGATAATGAGATATGCGAGGAGCCGGAACAGGCAGAGATTCGCGATTATATCAGGTATCACGACGCCGCAGATGTCAGGCTTACACTGCTTCCGATTTATCCAGAGAGCGAGGACTATACGTTACTGTATCACGGACAGGAATTTGTACACAGCTTTATGAATTCTCTGTTTTTGAATAAAAAGAGGGAGGGCCGCCATTATGGACTACGACCAGGCAACAAAAACCGCTGAAAAACTATTACGTATTGGTACACTATCATACAAACAAATTTCTTATGCAAGCGGGATTCCACTATGGAGTATCCGTGAGATACAGACTGAGATGAATATGGAGCGCCGGCGATTGATGCATGTATTGCGTAAAACTATGATGGAAATCGGCGAGGGCATCCACGGCGCGGCAATAAATGAAGAAAAGCTGCACGACCAGTTCATGTCCTTTATGGAGATATCACAGGCCCTCATTTACGGTCGGACAATTACAGAAGAGGAACATGACGACCTCTGGAGTTTTATCTGTGATGTTGACGGTTCAGACCTGGATGAATTCTTATCTGATTTCGTATGCGGCCCGGAAGATTCCGAAGTGAAAATCATGACCCGCGCCTATGGTGTGCTGCATAGTGTATATGCCGAAATGCTGATTAAACATTATGACACCGAAAATGTCACGCCGGAAGATGACAGAGACTATGAGGAGGACGAGGACGAGCCGGCAGACGACGCCCCCGGCGATGATTGGGAGGTGTAACTACGAAATAAAGCCAAAGGTGCACACTGTAAAAGGTGTGCACTCTTTTTTTTATGTGTACACTTTATATCTGTCCACACCCCGCTGCCGCGCCCAGATTGGTCTGCCGGCCTCATAAAGTGCACACACTAGCATATACATTTTGGTAGCCTTTTTGTGTATACATTAGCGTATGCATAATATATACCGGAAAACGCAATATGTATATCAAAAAAAGTGTACACCCTAGCGTATGCATACAAGTTCTGCACTGCTGCTGGCAAAATATGCGAAAAAGTGCACACCTATATGTATACTTAAAATCCCCGGTTTTGTGCATACCTTTACCCCCTCTTTTTCCTTCTTCTTTTTATTTTTCTTTAAAAAAGTGCACACCCTAGCCGGACACTATAAATGCGGGCAGTATCTTCAAAAAGTGCACACCTATATGTATACACATAAACAACAGGCAGCAGCGGGCAGTATATATAAAAAAGTGTACACCTATATATGTATATAAAATGCACAGTTTTATGTACTGCATATATAGTACACAATCCCGCTGCCGCGCCCAGACCCCGCCTGCTGGCCTCAGAACCCCGCTGCCGCGCTGAGATAACATAAATAAAGGTATGCACTTTTTTTTAGCTCTTTTTTTTAAAATATTTTTCATTTTTATTTTTTTCGGCATATTATATATGTAAGACGAAAGCGGCGGCGTTAAAAAATGCCGCTTGTCTGTGGGGTTTTGGGCATTCCTCCTATTCGTGCCGGGTTTCCCCCGCCCGCCGCCTCTCCAAATTTGCGGCGGGAAGTCTTACATTCTTACGTGACGAGGTCTCAGCGGCTCAGGCAAGGCGCCAGCCGTTGGGGCTGTTTTTTTTGCTCTTTTTTAGTTCTTTAGTACAATTTAGTACAGTTTTCTTTTCGCTTTTAACGCCTCTTTTGTGTATTTTGTATAATTTTCTTTCGGTTTTTCTTTTTGATTTTCTTTGTGTATTCGTTGTGTATCCCTTGTTTTTGTGTGCACATTATGGAGAAACCGGCAGCAGCCCTGCCGGCATGGGTGATTGTGGTGGTGATGATAACTGTGTTGTTGAGACGAAAGCCGCAGGCTTTCATTAAAAGGAGAGCTCAATCCATCCGGGCAGAAAAAAAGAAAGTGTGCAAATATCCTTTTCATATGTACACATTTATTGAAAATATTTTTCGCACTCAAAGTTCATTTTTGGTCTATAACAGATTGAAAGTGTGATTCTGGTAAAGCAAGATTACCAGATTGGAATTATAGAAAAAATGTAGTGTTGTTTCTTATGTGATATGCATAATAAAAAGATGCACACGCAAGGGTGCACATCTTTATTTCAGTGCATGATATAGACCGCCGAGCAGGTGAGACTGTATCAAGTGCAGCTCATCAAGCGTAATCTCACCACATGAAAATGCATACTTGGCATCCGAGTATATGGCAACGGCGAGATTTTTGCAGGTCGTAAAAGTCATCTTCGGTTGGATGTTTCAGGTATGCGCATTTTTTATTGATGAGATAGTTGTAATCACTATCATTAGTCCAGTCTAACAACTCAATTAATTCTTTTAATTCTCTCATGATGTTTCCCCCTTTTCTTTCATTATACATCCAGGGATGGGTGTACACAATGGAAAAGCTGGCAGCGGCAAGCCGGCTGTGTATACCGGCGGAACACCGATTTTTATTATTTATTTTATTTTGCATATTAACAGTAAATAAAAATAATCAAAAAACGCTAGACCAAGCGTGTGTCGGACGTAGGCACGAAGGAGAAAGGATGAAGAAAATATATAAAAACGAAAACGAGGAGCCGGTTTTAACACCGGAACAAATTATAAGAAAAAACGAGATATCAACTGCACTATGTAAAGAGATTTTGGGCGTTAAGCAGGTGTGTAAAGACAGCCAGGATTTCTATAACAGTAAAGAGTGGAAAGCGGCCCGAGCAATGACTATTGCCCGAGATGGCGGCATGGATGTATGGGAGTATCTGGTAACAGGCCGTATTACATATCCGGAGCGTGTAGATGTACACCACATAGAGGAACTGATAGAAGCGCCCGAGTTGAGAAGCAGCCTTGATAATTTGGTTACGATATCTCACGAGAATCACAGATTGATTGACGCGTTATACCGTAAAGGCAACAAAAAACTCATACAGGATATCTTGAAAGAGTATGCGAAAGAGAGGAACAGAGTGTTCTTTTCACATGAAGAGGAAGCAAAGGACGAAGAAGAGGAAGAGATGACCGGCGAGCAGCTGTCACTCTTTGATTTTGGTTACGGTTTCGGAGGCATAGCATGATTAATAAAATCTGCAGCAGATGCGGAAGGATACTGCCGGTTGGTGAGCGGTGCTCATGTCAGCCGGCGTATCGGCGCGATTATCAGAAATTTCGCAGGGATAAAAAAATCCAGGAGTTTCGTAACAGTTCAGAGTGGCGAGAGATGCGAAAAAAAATTATAGAGCGTGACGATGGCACAGACCAATATGTTCTACATACGAGTGGAGCACTTCGGCCTGGTTTTTCTGTGCATCACATCATACCGCTCTCAGAGCGTTGGGACCTGAGATTGGACGAGCATAATTTAATTACGCTGTCGGATGATACGCATGCATCTTTGGAATATAAATACAAAACAAAATATAAAACGAATATACAACAGGAATTGTTTGCGATTGTGGAGCAGGTGACGGCGGCGCGAGCTGCCGGCGATTGAAGGCGGGGGGGGGTATCAAAATGTTGAGCCTCTCAGCCCTTGAAG